CCCCATTGAAAGCTGCCAGTGGTGACTATCGAGCTATTTCTTAAATCTTCATTGTAATCTACTTGCTCGTATATTTTAGTAAGATTAAATAAAGACTGCTTTGTTTCATCTCTAAAAGCATGCTGCTCTGTTCTTGGAAACTGACGGTAGTATTCATTTAAACCGTCCTGGTCACTTTTTAAACCATCAACTTCATTTTGCCAATAATCAATAACCCCTTGATCTATTAAGTCCCCTTGCGGTCCCTCAATTGCCTCTTTCGGCGTGTTGAATACAGGAAATCCATAAGAATCAATGTATCCTTCGTAGTTCCATTCCATAGGTATGAACAAACTATAGAGTCCTGAACGAGTCTGTCCATTGGCGTTTCTTTTTTCGACATCTGAATCATAATAAAGTTTTTTAAAATTCTCTCCTCCTTTGTCTAAAGCGTTTGACGTTGAACCCATCATACACTTACCTATAATTCTAGAACCTAATCTTAAACAAGTTTTAGTTACCCTCCAGTTGTTTAATATATTTGTAGGTCTTTCCCACTTTCCACTTTCATCGTGTACTAGTAGTTTTAATTTTTCACCATCGTACGAGTTGTCCCCGGTGTTCTTCCAGTCGATCGTGGTGTCGAGACCGGTAATCTCCTGTAGTTTCTCGTTGGTGTCAAGTTTCTTACGGGTAAACTTTGATGCGGGTACCCTGTACGCGAGTTCTGTCTTCGGCCTGTCCATACCGTCCTGGATTGGTTTGAAGAAGAAGGGATAGTTAACTGAGATGGGTACGACCTTATCAGTAAACATCTTTTTGGCGTCTGGCCCGGACTTTGATAAAATGCCAAATCTTGAATCTGTGGATATTGTTGCCTGGTTAACCGTCTCACCTGATGCCATGAAAGAGAAACCTGATCTTCTGTTCTTAAGATAACACATTCCGTAACACCGTTGATCTGCCTTACAAGCTTCCCAGAATAAATAGAATAATCTGTTTGATTCCCTAAAGTCTGGCTGCCCAACATCAATTTTGGACCACTGCAAGTACATGTAGTTAGTGCCAGTAATATAAGTAGGCTTACCTTTGTTAATAAACCAAAAACCCTCTTCACGCCTTTTAAACTCTTTGTCAATATAGTCATACCATTTTTCTTTAAATTCAACCGGATATTCATCCCAATCAAATACTGATTTAATTTTTTTTAATTCCTTAGGGTATGGCGTATGCGTCCATTTATCATTTTCAAATACAACAGTGTTGTTTTCTTTAGGTAAAGCAATTTTTAAACCTTGAATATCATATATTTCACCAACTTCCCCTGTGCGACTTATAACGATAACATCGTGTTCTTTGTTATAACCGTAAGTCCACTTCTTATACCTATTCAATCTATTGATTACTTTAGGCTTTACGTAGTCTTTTAATACTGTTACTAAACTTTGCTCGTACATTATCTAGACCTCCCTTCAGCAAATCCTCTAAAAGTTTTTTCTTCTTTAACTTCTTTTGGATTATCATTTAACAAAGCCTCTTCCTCTTCTATTCTATTTAGTATTTCAAAAGCATCGAATATAGCTAACTTTTTTGTAGCAGCCGCGTTTTTTAATCTATCAGCCGTTATATCGTCTCCAGAATCAACAATAGCTTCTTTAGCTACCTTGATTAATTCTTCAACCGCTTTTTGCCCAGCTTGGATTATATTCAACTTCGTCTCCTTGGTGTTCATATTTAATTACAATATCATTAGATTTCATACAATAAACTCTTTGATCGTCTATAATAAAATCCCATTCACTGTTAGGCGTAAAGCCTACTACATCCCCTGGGCTTATTTTAAGCGCATCTAAGGACTTATTACCGTATTTTAGTATACCAATAAGCTTTTGCTCTTTATCGAGCCTTAGAGAGTCTTTATTTTTCAAAGGCATTACAAAACATCTATCTCCAAATGATTTCCAATCCCCTGTATTCTTATACAAATATATTTGATCAATAGCGCAAAAATACAAATCGTCTTTAAAAAATGATCTACTATTTTTTTTAACACCTTTCATGTCGTAGAATACTCTAAAGACATTATGATGTATAACTATTATGTCACCTTTTTTTATATTTGTTTTAAAAGCTTTTGGTGTTTCAACTACAATAGCCAAGTTATTTACTGACTTGAAGCTTTCTATTTTAGTATTTAAAACTAAAGTTTTATCACCGAGCTTTAATTCGTTTTCGTATCTATCACCTAAAGGTTTGATGATAAAATCGTACAAACTCCTCATTAGTATTCCAGGTCATACTCAACGGATATTGCCATGTTAGAGTTAAATTTCTTCCATGGCATAACCTCGTCTTGTTTTTTTATAAAGATACTGTATGAGTTCGTAGAATTGTCGTGCAGTATGTCGGATATTATGTGTCCCCCATAAACTTGCTGCCCTACAGAGTAATGCATGGCATCATTCTTGTAATCAGAACCTATACTAATTTTTCTTATAATAGAGCTCATTAGTCTACAACTTCAAGCGTTTTTGTTTCTGGTTGTTCAGCTTCTTCGTAAGTACCATCAACTAAGTTTACAGTGATGTCTCCATACTGTTCTTTTAATTCAGACTTTACACTTTCCAGTGTCTTCACTGATTCAAAGTGCGCACCTAGAAACTCTGCTTTCTTTGCTTCTAAAAAACCAATCTCTAATAATATTGCATTAATTTTTGATTGACCTTCTTTAACTAATTTTAGTTGCTCTTCTGTTATTTTTTTTACTTCTGACATTTTATTTAATTTAATTGTTATATTGTTATAGTTACGCTATTTATTCTGAAATTACTTCTTCTTCTTCAATTGGTGGTGGAACTTCTGCATTTCTAGGAAATCCATAGAATTGATGTGCTGAAGCATCACCTGGATAAACTTCATTTGATCCAAAGTCTAAGTCGTCTGTACTCATAATATCATAAGCCCATCCTGGGTAATACACAGGTGGAGTTATTTCTTTTCCATCTGGATCATAAGTACCAGGTGTTTCTACCACCTTACCAATATTAACAACTGCTTTTGTTCCGTTGATATACTGCATAGATGTAACACCTTCTTCTGTTACCTCAGCCCAAACGTCTTTTTGTATTAAAACGTCTTTTCCTTGTTGTTCTGTATCAAATACTGTCTTGTTGATATTCATAATTATATTGTTGTTAATATTGTATTTTCAGTTTTATTCAAATGGATTTATTCCATTTTTAACCAGTATTTCTATCCATTGCTCCTCGTTGTTATAATAGTCTATTTCAACCCAAGGAGTTTCTAAACATTGGTCTGTTAGAATAGAACCAAATGCTTTTATTTCTGCTCTAGTATTATCCCAACATATAAACCAAGTTTCATTAGGTGGATAGCAGATACTTGTATTTTTTAATTCAATCATATTTATTTATTTATTTAAGCAGTACCTCCATCAACTATTGACCATCCAAAATTACTTACTAATGATGCCCTAGCAGCAGCTGCAGCTCCACCGCTTGTGTATTTTGAACTTCCAAAGCTAGTTGAAATACTAGCTGTATATCCACTTCCATTTGGATATGTTGCTTGTAATTTACTTTCTAAATTTATTAATGTAGCATCGTAATTAGCAGTTGATAAAGTTGTTCCACTTAATAATACAGACATATCTGTTGCGCTACTAACATCCCAATTTAAAGATTGATTAAAATTAGTGTTTTGAAAAAGCATTCTATTCATATTTGTAACATTTGAAACATCCCAATTTCCAATGGGTTGATTAAAAACAAATGCTTGAAAAAATGTTCTATTCATATTAGTAACACCACTAACGTCCCAACTACCTATGTTTTGATTGAAAGATGAACATGAATAAAAAGCTCGTTCTAAATCAGTAACATTTGTAAGGTTTGGAGTATCCGTAAACGAACCAGTTAAGTTTGAGCATCCATAAAAAGCATTTCTAAAACTTGACCAAGCAATATTACCCCATTGTTTAATGTCAATTAGTTTAACTCTATTTGTAGCGTTATTGTTAATGTAAATTCTAGGAAAATCTCCACTTATTGATATATCATAGTCCCCAGCGTTAGCGAATGTTATCGTCTTAGCTCCAGTTAATCCAGTAAACTCTTGACCATCAGAGGCAGTTAAATCGTAATTATATCCAATCCCAAATGTAGGAATAGTTATAGATTCATTACTTGTTGTTGTTCTCCAAGTTGTGATGAAGGTTGTTGTGTCCCCACTTGAAAAAACTTCATTACTACCTAAATAGGCTTTTGATATTTCATTACTTCCTAGATATATTTTTGATATACTAGCATTTCCAAACTTTATAGCCATATTATCCTACTATTAAGTAAAACGTTGTTGCTACTGGACTTCCTGCGTCATATTCTGCTTGCGTCAAACTAACAACATTGTAAACTAAATCGCTTCCAGTTGGCTCTGATGTAGTTGTTGAGTTAATAGTATTAACTTCTGCACCTGTTTCAATTCCTCCTAGCTTTGTACTTGAAGCACTATCAAAAGAAACTTTAGCGGTGTTTGTAGTAATGTTAGTTGCTTGTTGCGTAGTTATACCAACTTTCGCGTTGTTTGTAGTAATGTCTGTAGACTGTTGAGTCGTAATACCTACCTTTGCAGTATTTAAATCTATCTCAGACTGTTTTGCTATTAAATCATCTGCAATAGATACAAGGTTTCCTCCAACTCTAGTAGCAGTGTTTGCTCCTTTAGTTGTTTCGTCTCTTATAATTATTGCATCGCTTTTTATACTCATAGTTTTTT